GCAGTGGTTGCAAGAGTATGAATGTAGCTTCTTAGGAACAGGTGATACTTATGTAGAGGGTGAGGTTCTGAAGAATATCTCCTCTCAAACCAGTGAAAAGTATTACACAAAGTACAACAACCGTATGCGTGTTTGGCAGGACCCAAACCCACAGTACACCTATCTCATTTCTTGTGACACCTCGTTAGGGCGAGATAGGGATTACTCAGCCTTCCATGTAATTAACTTATATAACGGACAGCAGGTGGCTGAGTTCTACTCTAATAGAACGCCTATCAATGATTTTGCCAAAATACTGTTTAACGAGGGAATGCTATATAACTTAGCAACCATTGTTTGTGAACGGAATACTATTGGAAACAACTTGATTGACTGGCTACTAAATATCTACGAATATGAAAACTTATGGGAAGACGAAAAGGGGGAAATCGGATTCCAAGTAACTGCTAAAAACAGAGAAAGCATTCTCGCTGAATTAGAAGAAGCTTTACGGACAGATTTAGTAAAAATCAATTCTACACGAACTTGTGATGAGCTAATGACATTCATTATTTCAGATAATGGAAAGCCAGAGGCAGAGAAAAATCATCACGATGATCTGGTCATGAGTCTAGCATTAGCGGTCCACAGCTATAAAAACTTGCTTGATTCGACCCCAATAGAGTTTGAATCAAGACTAAATAAAGATGAGGCACCACCACTGCCTCCATCTAAAATGTACAAACACCGATTCAAGACTGAATTTGGTGGCATCGCAGAGGAAGATTACAGATGGCTGACGAAATAAAAGATAATATCGAAGAAAGCGGTTACACTAACTTTGGTGGAACTGAGAACAGGGCTGGGTCTTACTATACCCCAACAGGCCCCATCGGTAGGTTCTTTGCTAAGTTCTTCGCCACAAAAGCTCAACTCCCCGCTGCCGCAGCTATTGATAGTAAGGTTGCTCCTGAAACTGGCGATACTGTGGTTTCAACTGAGGTCATCAAGGATGCTCCCCACCCCGATGGTCCCGCTGTCGGAGGCGTTAGTAGAAACCCCATCCTACCTCAGCTAGAACTAAATCGTAGACGCAGGTATAAAGATTATGAAGAGATGGACGAGTACCCAGAGATCGGTGCTGCTTTTGATATATATGCTGATGATTCTACTCAGCGTGGCCTACGCGGAGAGCGGTGGACAGTAAAGTCTGAAAATGATATGGTTGTTGACGAAGTTGAAACCTTCTTCGACCAGATCAAACTAGACAAACTTCTTTGGGATATTATTAGAAATACAGTAAAGTATGGAGATTGCTTTACTGAACTTATTCTTGATGTTAACAAGCCACAGGAGGGTGTTAAGAAGATTAAGATTCTAAACCCTAATTGGATCCTGCGCGTGGAGAATGAGTTTGGTTATCTAAAGAAGTTCCTTCAAGAGATTCCTAATATGGAGTCCTTGCAGTACGCCGAGGTTGGGAGTAGTAACGCCAATCGTCCCGTGAAATACATTGAGCTTGATAAGAATCAAATCGTTCACTTCCGCCTCCACACTTCAGATCCTATCTTCTATCCATACGGGAAATCAATTGCAGCCTTGTGTCATAGAGTTTTCCGTTCTCTTAAAATGATGGAGGATGCCATGATGATCTATCGTCTATCCCGTGCTCCCGAGCGTAGGATCTTCTATGTAGATACAGGCAACCTTCCTACCTCAAAGGCTGAGATGTTTATCGAGCGTCTCAAGCAGAAGTTCAAGAAAGAGAAGTTCTACAACAGCCCCAAGGGCACCGTTGATTCTCGATACAATCCTATGTCCATGGATGAGGATTTCTTTGTTCCTACCAAGAACGGCAGAGGCACTAAGATTGATACTCTTCCTGGCGCAACAAACCTGGGGGAGATTGAGGATGTTAGGTACTACAGGGACAAGCTTCTTGCTGGTCTGAAGATTCCAAAAGACTATGTTGTAGAGAAAGATCAGTCCCCCGAAAGGAAAGCTAACCTATCTCAGCTTGATGTTAAGTTTGCTAGAACCATCCAGCGTGTACAAATTGATGTTGAGACTGGTCTAGAAAACATGGCAAAAAGGCATCTCCAACTGCGGGGCTATCCTGCTGCCATGATTAAGAATCTTAAGATTAAACTACCTGAGCCTTCTGATATGTCTGAGAAGCGCAAGCTTGATGTAGATGAGCAGAAGACTAGAGTTATCCAGGCAGTACAAGGTCTTAACCTGTTCTCAAAAGAAAGTATCTATCGTGAGTTCTACGATATGACTGATGATGAAATTCGTAGAATGAAGTCGGAGATGGATCAAGAGCAGCAACAAGATCAACAAGATCAGGGAGCCGCTGGCGCGGGTCCTGGGCCAGGGGAGGCTGGTGGGCAGGAGCCTGCTGAAAATGTACCTCCCACGGCAAACGAAAGTGTAGATTATGCACTTCAGTTCATGGCTAATACTACAAGCGACGAAAAATCGAAGCAAGTCATGAATCGAATTCTAGAAAAACAGCAGCAAAAAGCAGAAACTGCGAGCACCGAAGAATCTATATAATTCGGGGACAAAAGGGAGAAACACTATGTTTTCTAATTTATTTGAAGAAAGAGACAAGACTATTACTCACCTAGTAAAGCTAGGCGATTGCATTGGCAGATCCTTACGAGAGAATGTTAGCCTATTCTCTATTGATAGCAACAACTCTGAAGTTTCGTATGTCACTAACAGCGGTAAAGTTATCAGTGGTAAGTTCATCATCGGTGAAGATATCGAAATCACAGGAATCAGAGTTCAAGACTCTTCAATGTTTCAGAACGGAGAAGAATTTGATAACTTTGTTAGTGAAAAAATTCACTCATTTGTAGAGAGTGTTCACTACGCAGAGTACGCCAGTGCTGATAGTTCCTTTGAGGATGTTCTTTCTCTGTGGGAAAGTCGCCTAAAGCTTACCTCTATCCAGAACCGACTTCTAGAGCAAAGTGAGAAGCTTTCTAAAATTGAAAATATCATTGAGTCAGATCAGTTTCAAAAGCTCTTGGAGATCAGCCCACAGCTTCTAGATTTCTTAAAAGAGAATATTGACAAGGTTACTTCTGTTCCTGAAGTTCGTAACGCTGTTAATCTTTCTAATGCCGTATCAAATGCTTTTAACTTTCCTAGGTTGACCCTAGAGGATCTAGAAGAGCAAAGCAAGTACACTCTTAGAAACGGCGTAAACGAGTCTATCTATGAGATGATCTGCCGTCAGGAGCTTGTCAAGCGTGAGCTTCTTGAATCTAAGAGAAGCTTCGATACTGTTTGGGCTGATAATACCTCTATCAGGAAGCTTGCAAGCATGATCTTTGAAAGCGATGAGGCTGTAGTTGGTGCTCTATCTGAGGCTCTAAAGGAAGTTCCCTATCTCTCCCTTGCTTCCAAGCGAAGCCTCTTCAACACCTTCACTAACTGTCTTGCCAATACAGACGGTATCGGTGTTTCTGAAAAAGATATTCAGTCCTACGCCTCTAAGATTTTCGAATATAAGAAGGATGTCAAAGAAGTTTTCATTGAGACACTTAATGAGAAGTACGGAGTCAATATCCAGAACCTACAAAACCCAGCCTCTTTTAAGAGTCTGGCAAATACCCAGGTCGTAATCTTCGAAGCCCTGTCCAGACTCGCTCCAAAGAATTCCGTTCTTAAGGAGGTTCTATCTGAAATGGCTTACTGCCTTAAGAGCAAGTCAGGTGTTGAGTGCATTGATGTAAACGACTTCCTTATGGAGATGTTCATCTCTGTTGGCTACGACTGCGTTCTTGAAGAGGCTGAAACTTCAGATCTTCCAAAAGTGAACTTTAAAAGAGTAAGTAAGGATCTTATTGATATTCAAGATCTGGTAATGACCCTTAAGCAAAAGGTAATGGATCAGGAGTATCCAAGCGATGAGAACCTCGCTCCTGAGGAAGAGGCCCCAGAAGCACCTCCCGAGGAAACAGTCCCTGAGCCTCCCGCAGAGGAGCCAGCCCCCGAAGCAGCCCCTGAGGCCGCTCCAGAGGAAGCCCCAGCAGAAGCACCCGAACCACAGGCCCAGGATGATGTAGTTAACGATCTAGCTGACCTAGAGAATATGGTCGCAGATATCGCAGCCGAACTTGGAATGGATGATTCTGAAACAGAAGGTGAGTGAGCATGAGACAGAACTTTAGACCTTACTCTATGGCTATTCATGCCCCCGATGGTTCTGTAGAAACCTCAGCTACTTTGAGGGATAGTGCTGGTAATATTATGGCTTGTAATTATGTTTCAGTTTCTTGTAGTGGGGCTGCAAATAGAGCGTTACATAGAGTTTCCTTTGATCCTACTGGGATAACTACGCCTCATATACATTCAGAATCCTTTCATGACAGTATTGGAACTACAGCTAGTGCGTTACCTTGTGCGGTCACAACTGTAGGATCAGCACCAGCAGTATTTATAACATCTGATAGTGATCGAATATCTGAAGTATTTATGCAAGCTGATTCCGCTGGTACAGGTCCTAATGAACTTACCTATATTATTCAGTATGGACAAATTTCTGTAGGTAATAATTTAAGAGATCAAGAAAGACCCATAGGAGACTAATATGAGACAAGCTTTTAG